CAACGCCACCCCACCAACCTCGACAAAAACACCATCCTCACGGCCATTGACGAAGCTGTAAGAAAGATGGACGAGGACGAAGTGCCGATGGAGGGACGGCGGCTGTTCATCAACAGCGACCTGAAGCCCATCATCAACAGCGCACTTGCTCGGCAGTGGGGCAGCGACAGCACCGTCAATACGGTTTTGGCGGGCTACAACAACATGCCCATCGTCTATGTGCCGAAGTCCCGGTTCTACACCGCCATTACGCTCAATGATGGCACCAGCAACTGGGGCTACGCCAAAGCGGCGGATGCGAAAAGCATCAACTTCATGATTGTTCATCCGTCCGCCGTGCTGCAGGTTCAGAAGTTCGCCCTGCCGAAGATTTTCGACCCCGACACCAACCAGGACAAGGACGCATGGAAGTTCCAGTTCAGGCTCTACCACGATTGCTTCGTCTACGAGAACAAAGTCGCCGGCGTATACGTCCATTCGGCCACAACGTAAGGAAGGTGACGGGCGGTGAAGGTTGTCAAATGCGGCATCTACCGCGAAATCGACCCGTACCGGCTGCATGAATATCTGGCCAAGGGCTATCAGCTGGTGCCGGAGAAGCCCGAGGACGCGAAAGCCGGCAAGACGGGGGATAAGCACCAAAAGGGGTGAGCCTTATGCAGGCTTACGTCGATTACGAATACTACAGAGATACATACCTCGGCAACGCTATCCCGGAGGGAGATTTTCCGCGGCTCTCCCTCCGGGCCAGCATGTGGCTCCGTAGAATGCTGGGAAATAACATTAACCTAGAATCCGAATCGGTCAAGATGGCTTGCTGCGCTGTGGCCGAGGCGTGGCAGGTGAACGAGCAGGGCGGAGATTTGGCTAGCCAGTCGGTGGGCGGCTGGAGCCGGACGTATTCCAAGAAGCCCAAGTCCGACGAGCAACGACTGATTGAGGCGGCACGAATCTATCTCCCGAACCTGTCCCCGGTGGTGTGGGCATGATGTTTGCGCATACGGTGACGGTGTACAACAAGTACACGGAAAACGGCACGGAGAAATGGCAGCGGACGGTCTTGGAAGGGGTGTTCTGGCACTCTATAAAAGGTGCCGTCGCACGCAAAACGGGCGTTACCTCTGTCGATAGCCTGCAGCTAATTATCCCAATGCGGGCAAAGGCTTCCCGCGCGGCGTATAACCCGCCGAAAGAATGGGCTGGGCTTGCGGACAAGTCCGGTTTCTGGACGCTCCAAAGCGGCGACATCGTTGTAAAGGGCGTTATTACAAAGGACATTGAACGCTCCTCTAAAGAGCTGCAGGGGCTGGACGACGTGCTCACGATAACAAGCGTAGACACGAAGGATTTCGGTGGCGATATGGCGCACTGGGAGGTGTCGGCAAAGTGATAAAGCAACCGAAAGGGACCAGCTTTAAAGCCGGCACGACGCTTGTTGGCGAGTTTGAGTGGGATCCTCGTTTTGTACAGAAACTGAACGGGCGGCTGGAGGAAGCCCAGCGGTATGTGGACAGCGAGGTATTGCGTTTGTCGGAGCCGTACATACCGTTCCAAACGGGTATGCTTCGCACTTCTGGTATAACTGCCACCGAAATCGGCAGCGGCTTCGTTACGTACAACACACCTTACGCCAGAAACATGTATTACGGCAAGGTGATGGTTGACCCCGTAACCGGCGCCGCAGGCTTCCTCACAAAGGATGGATGGAGATCCAGAAAGGGTGTTCGCAAGGTGGTAAGCAATCGTGAGTACCAATACCACGGCGCGCCCATGCGGGGTGCGTTTTGGTTTGAGCGCATGAAGGCGGATCACAAAGAGGACATCCTGCGAGGTTTGAAAAAACTCCTGGGGGTGGGATGATGAGCATCATCAAGGCGTTGCAGGACTTCTTGCAAACATACTCCCCGATGGAGATGATCTACACCGATAGACCTGGCGAAAACCCTGACAGTTACGCTTTGGCCCCCTCCGGTAACAGCAGGGTATCGACGGACATCACAGGCGCGCGAAAGTATCAGAGCAACTACGTATTTTACGCCAAGGCTGCCGCCGCGGACGAAATCGATCGGCAGGACAATCATGCGTTTTTGGAAGGCTTGACAGAGTGGCTTGAAGAGCAGGATAGACTGGGGAATTTACCGACACTGCAAGAAGGCTATGTGCCGGAACGCATTGCCGTCTCAAATGCTATTCTTTTCGGTTTAGAAGAGGATGGTACAGGCATCTACCAGGTACAAATACAATTTACGTACACGAAAAGGAGTGAATCGCTGTGGTTGATATGAACTTCAACACCGCTCCCGAAGCGGTAGTGGGCCGGGAACTACTGATTTTGTATCTCAACACCGGTACAACCGAATCTCCGGTATGGCGCCCTGTCGGCAAGCGCGTAGAGGATAGCTCCGCCGAATATGACTGGGGCGAAGAGAGTAAAACCGACATTTTCGGTAAGACCTATACAACCATGCGCAAGCCAACCATAACCCAGAGCTTTGAGCCCTGCGAGTTGGATGCCGGCGACGAGGCGCAGATGCGAATCTGGAACCTGGCCATCCGGGAGCAGAACGTGGCGGCGCTTTGCAACATGGACATGCTGGTCGTCCACGCGTACGCAGGCGCCAAGGACACGGGCGTGTTCGCCGAGCGGTACAGCAGCTGCGCCATCAAGCCAACGAGCCTAGGCGGCTCCAACAATGTTGGCATGCCTATCGAGGTCACTTTCGGCGGCGATCGGACAACCGGCACGGCTTCTGTCTCGAACGGTGTTGTTACCTTCACGCCTGACACATAAAATTCTGGAGAATAGACAGAAGGTGATTCAGCATGAAAGAACTAAATTTTGATAGTGGTGTTGTCGAGTATAGGGTGAACGGTAAGTGCACAATTGCATTTAATCCTACCGACAGCGCCTTTGTAGAAAAGCTCTTCAACGCTTTTAACTCCCTTGATAAAAAGCAGGAAGAGCTAAGGGCTGAAGTCGAGAACATGAAAGACAGGCGTGAGATTTTCGAATTCGCACGCAAGCGTGATTCCGAAATGCGGGAAATCATCGACGGCGTGTTTGGCCCCATAAGCAAGGATTTGTTTGGCGACATGAACGTCTACGCAATGGCTGACGGACTGCCCGTGTGGTGCAACTTCCTGCTGGCCGTGATGGACGAAATCGATACCAAATTCGCCGACGAACAGAAGCGCACTAACCCGCGTGTCGAGAAATACATGACAAAATATGGCAAGTACAACAGGTGACGCTTATGTATGAGCTGCCGACAAGCGTCACCGTTTGCGACGTAGAGTATGAAATCCGGTCGGACTACAGGGCGGTGCTGGACATATGCACCGCCCTTTCCGACCCGGAATTAAGCGACCAGGAACGCGCTTTGGTGACGCTGCAAATCTTCTACCCGGCATTTGACGAAATGCCGCGGGAACATTACGAGGAAGCCATTCGGAAGTGTTTTTGGTTTATATCCTGCGGAGAAGAAAACCACGGGAAAAGCGGCCCCAGGCTTGTAGACTGGGAAAAGGACTTCCGCTTTATAGTTTCGCCGGTAAACCGCGTTCTGGGCACGGAGATCCGTTCGCTGGATTACCTGCACTGGTGGACGTTCGTTTCGGCCTACTATGAAATTGGCGACTGCATGTTCGCCCAAATTGTGCGGATACGGGAGAAACTGGCCAAAGGCAAGCCGCTGGACAAGGCCGACAGGGAGTGGTACCGGAAAAACCGGGACATCGTCGACCTGAAGCCGATCTACACCGACGCGGAAAAAGAGACACTAAAAGCATGGGGAGCATAAAAAAGCCGCCCAATCGGGCGGCTTAGGTTTGCGGAGCAACTTTCAGCAACTCCGTTTCAAATAAGTCTTTGTGTGTATCTGTGTTTACGACCCACAGGCGGAATTCGACCTCTTTGACCTGATCTAGTTGGTCAACGGAGGTAATGCCCGTGCCTTCCAGATTTCCAAAAAAGAAGGAACTAACCAGTTTTTTCCCGCTTAGGACGGCAAAAGGCATGGCGGCGCCGGCTAGCTTCATGACACCGTTTACGGAAGAATCTTTTGGGTATACGGTGATATTGTTAGCCGAGTTGTTTTCTATTGTTAGGTGTACATACAGCGCTATTGCTTCCGGCTGTTCCGGCAAGTAGTTAATCAGCGACATTCCGCTGCATGTGATTTTTATACCGTCTTGATCAACCAAAACAACCTCTTTTTTTATGGTTGTCGTTACTTCTGTTGTTGTTTCTTTTTGGGATTGGTCTGATGTTTCTAATGAATTTGTGTGACTCATGTCACAGCCGGCCAGTAAAAGGATAACGGCAACCAGAATTAAAACTCTTTTCATACTCTTTCCTCCTAATCACGAAATCAACACCGATTGAGGTGATACCATGAGCGACGGCACCATTACCTTTAAGACCGCACTTGATAATAAACAGCTGGAAAGACAGCTAAACAGCGTGGCGAAGAAAATCGAATCAATCGAGGATCGAATCCGGCAGAAACAAGCCGAACGTGCTGCGCTGGCCCAAGAATCGGCCGTACTTGCCGCCAGACTAGACGAGGCCAAAGCGCGACTTGCCTATATGGAAAGCGGCAAGGAGTTCTTTTTCCGGTCTCAAATTAAAGCGCAACAGACGGAAGTAAACCAGCTGCAAAGGCAGTGGGATGCCGTACAAGCCCGCGTCGAGCGGTATGACATGGCCATCCAAAATGCCACCTATGAGTTGGAGCGGAACAAGGAAAAGGCCGGCGTCATTTCCCAGAGACTGGCACAGTCAAAGGGATTTACATTGGCTATGGGAAAGGCCATCAATAAGGCTAATGCCTATATGACAAAGTATACCAATCGGCTGAAAAACATACTTTTCCGTGTCGCGGTGTTCTACACGCTTGGCCGTGCGCTACGGTCGATTTTCGACTGGATGGGCAAGGTAATCAAAAGCAACGAACAAGCCCGTAAGAGCATCGCGCAGCTAAAAGCGTCGCTTTTGACGCTGGCGCAACCCCTTGTCAACGTGATTGTACCTGCGTTTATACAATTTGTCAACGCCTTGTCTGGTTTTGTGACGCAGCTTGCAAGGGTTGTTTCATTTTTGTTTGGCACAACCTATTCACAGTCCAGAAAAGCAGCCGAGGCGCTTTATGAACAGACCAAAGCGTTTGAAAAAACGGGGGATGCCGCGGAAAAAGCGGGTGCACAGCTGGCGGCTTTCGACGAGCTGAATGTATTGAGCGAGGATACCTCCACAGATATGACCACCATAGAACCGGACTTCAGCGCTATGGATCAGTTCGATGCGGAGGAATACAAGAAAAGGTTGGACGATATAACAACATACGCAAGTGCGGCGCTTCTGGCGCTTGGTGTTATTCTTGTATTTACAGGTTCAAATATCCCGCTTGGCCTCGGATTGATTGCGCTTGGTGCTGCGGGGTTGGCCTATTCAATTAACGAGAACTGGGATTTGATTGCCAATACACTCCAAGGGCAAATTGGATCGATATTTTCCTTAACAAGTGCCTTCCTACTAGTGATAGGTATGGTATTGGCGTTTTCCGGTGCCGCAATCGGGCTTGGCATCGGACTCATGATAATTGGTGCCGCAGGACTGGCAAGTGTTGTGGCCGTTAACTGGGAGACGATTCCAGCACTTCTCAAAGGCCCACTCGGAGATGTTTTTGTCGAGGCAGGCTACTATGCGCTGGTGATTGGTATGGTGCTCGCATTTAGCGGCGTTGCAATACCGTTGGGCATCGCGCTTATGGCTGTTG